TAATGTGCCCTGCGTTATCCGCCTGCGTAAAGCGGACAACTCACAGAATACTAACTGTTATTTTTTCCAGTGTTGGCGGTTAATAATTTCCTAAAATTAAAACATAAAGCGGAACGGCAATGGCGGTTAACTAATTTTACGGCTCAATCTTATAAGTTAAGCCGTAAAGCCAATTTATAAGATTTATTCTCCAATAGATTTACAGAACTTTGATAATTCGCTATCCTCCTCCAAGTAATAAGCTAATTTACCAATAAATCCATATTCGCAAATTGCTTTTGCGTTACTTGCGAAAATATCTGTTTTTGGCACTACTAAATATCCGTGTCCCGATGTTGTTATTTTATCATAACCCCTACCAATGGAACGGGTAAATTGAACCTCATCCCAAGGTTTTAACTGTTGCAATTCTTTTTCGAACTTTGTTTGCATTTTATTTATGCCCTTGCCTTGCCCCGTTTATGTTTTAATTTTAAGGGACTTTCTTTGTGATTGATTTGTTATCCTTATTACAAGTTAAGTATATTATATTATGCTATTCGTGTCAAGCCCTAACCCATATTATAACACGACTTTTAGAAAAACTTGACAACTAAAATCACGACTATAATTGACATATAATTGTATTTTACTATGGAAAAAAATGAAAAATGTCTGTCAAGCCCGTGTGTTGTAATATATTGACCACGCATAAAAACGCCCCCACCCAAAACTGGACATACAAAACATCAACTCTATAATTTAAATGCAATGGCAGTGCCTTTTTGTGCGAAGTTTTTAAGACCACGCCACGCAAAAGCCCAGCAAATGCCTAAAATAGGGTCTTTACAAATTAAAATAGTGTGTTGTTTGTAATTTGATTACGGTATAAAATAGCCCACGCCCACGCTTGTTATGTTCAACCGTTCTATCCCAGAGCCAACACCAATAAAGTATTTTATAATAAAATCATAATCGGATAATGCCAGAGCCGATCAATGCCAGAGCCAGAGCCAAAACCAGAACCACATAAAAAAAATATTATATTAAATCATAAACCAAATATGGCACACGCCCACGCCATAACATTTTAATTTATATTATTTTATTTATATATATGTATTGTATGGCACACGCCCACGCCCCCCGTATGCCCCGAAACGGAAGCCCACCCCGTGCCAAATAGGGATACCGATACTGTCTGGAAAAATATGCGTTGTTTTACAAATGCCCTAGCAATAGCATAGAAGGGGAGGGGGTATACCAAAACATATTCTAAACTTTTGTCAACAAATCTGACCATAAATTTTCCCATTTTTAAACACTTACATATTACGCCACATTTAGCCAAGCCCTGTCAAGCAAAGAGTTGTTCAAAAAGAGTTGTTCAGCCTATAGTGTTTGAACAACTTACAACTCTTTATAAAACTGAATAATTGTTTAGGTTAAACCCTACAAATGTAGGGATTTAATCATTAAACAAATATTCTTATTCCCCCTGGTTTTGAACAGCTTGAACAACTTTGGCAATCCTCCTATAGAAATGTTGTTCAAACAAGGTTTTGAACAGCTTGAACAACTTCTGTTTTAGAGGTCAGAAAGAAGATTTTAGAGTTTTTCTGAATTTTCCTTCCACTTTCGTCGGTTTCCTCGTCTTGTGGGCTCCTTGACCCAATAATTTTGTCTACCTCGGTTAGTTCTTTAATTGCTGCATATAAATTAGAACTCTTCCCAACCATTTCCTTTAACTGCCTCATTAAATATTCTTCCCCAACCTCCATTTTGCTTAAAAGTAGTGTCTTTGTTTTAGCCAGGGCGTTGTCTTCTTTACTATCAAACCCAACAAACTCAAAGTTTGTTTTTTTGGTGGCTGGGTTATAATATGTATTAATTGAGAACCTATCATATTTCTTCCATTGCCTAGGTTTCATTTGCTCTATTGTCACGTGAAGCCCCCTAAGCCCAATCTTTTCTCCGCCCTCCTCCCCTATTGCCACAATAGATTCTTTACTATCTAAAAGCAGGTGACTAGCCGCTTTATCTATTATGGCTCCAGCCCCCCTGGAACTAGCCTGGTTTTGTATTTCGTCCTTCTGTGGCTTCTTGTGGTGATGTAAAAATAATACTGTTACTCCGTGTTTATTACAAAGTTCTATCAGCTTTTTATTTACTAGATTCATTTCAGAATTGCTGTTTTCTTCTCTTTCGTGGATAGCACTAAGTGTATCGAACACTACCAACCCATATCCTTTATCTCTAATGTTATTTGTGAGCCATTTAAGGTCATCTGGGTTATCAATATTAAACATCTGACAGTAGTAGAAGTCCAGCCCCTCCATTTTCTCGTGGATTATACTTTTACTTCTCTGGATGATGTCGTTTTCACTCATCTCTAAATCTAAGATAAGAGTTTTAGTTTTTTTAGTATTAAATTCGCCGAGGAATTTTTCCCCTTTTACAATCGCCTCTATCATCTTTAGAGCAACTAGTGATTTTCCTTTGCCATTATTAGCTGTTAGTGCATTAACAGAGTTTTCCACAATCATCCCATCTAGAATAAACGGTTCTTCTTTTTCCTCCATATCAAGAATCATATTGATTGGGGTAATTTTTCTTTCTAGCTTTGGCTCTGTTTGCCTCTCTATTCCATTATCCCAATTCATTACTTCTTGGCTATAGCATTTCTTAATCATCTCATCTCTATAATCTTGTCTATTCCACTTGTCCCTCATTAGCCCAGACGTTCTGAATATCCTGTTTATTATGACTGGATTGTTTCGGCAAAAGAAAGTTAGCATCCCCACAAAACTCATATCAGCTTCAGATTGTGAATTGAAGTATTGTTGCCAATTACCTTGGTATAGGTCTGAGAATTTTTTTCCGTTTTTTGACCTACACGCCACCTCTATAATCTTTTTATCTTCTGGGACTAGGTCGTCATAATTGCAGGTGGTTATTTCGACTGGCTTATCTTTTATTAAAGATTGGTGCCAGGTTAAGAATTTTTCTTTATCGCAAGAGTTTAGGCTATTTCTGTTATTATAAATATTTCCAGTTACTGTAAAGTATCTACTTTTACAATATCTTTCTATATCTCCATCTTCTTCACCCTCTTGTGTGACCATATATGCCTTAGCCCCAGTAAAATCAACATCACATATAAGCAAGTCGTGTAGTCCAGTACCAGATGGGGAATATTCTACATACCCTGGAAAGTTTTTTAAAATTTCTTCAGCCCAACCCTTCAAGCTCCCGTCTATTTTGAAGCAATGGTCTAAGTCTATGCCAACAACTTGGCTCGAAAATACATATCCTAAGCCGTCAAACTCTTTGGTGTCTAAAAGTTTTTTACACTCTTCAAAAGTATTCCAATCTTCTGGTCTGGTGCTGGCGGCTTTCTGTCCTATTGCTTTATATGGGACTTTTGTGGGCTTTAATTTACCTGGGACTTCTTCGAATTTCCAAAGCACCCATTGTTTTTGGTCTCTTAATTGTTGTGGAAATAAATCGTAGCTCATAGATTATTTTCTATTATCTTAGTGATTAATCTTGAGCATTCCAACTTATCTCCAGGAATTTCAAAACCTTTCGACTTTATAAAAGCTATTTGCTTCTCTGTCGGTTTTTTCCCAGCCATAGAATTTTCTATATATGTCTTATTATTTTCTTGCTTAATTTTTTCTTTTTCTGCAAAAGAAAGTTTTTCCCATTCAATATAATAATTTATAGCCTCTTGTAAGGCATCTTTATCTTCAATAGCAACAAGTATTTGTCCAACTTGCTGGGATTTTCCCCAACCAAGCCTTGAGTCGCAGTCGCTTCGTATCCAACTTGTTACACTATTTATATCTGTTACTCTAGCTCTTATTGGCTTTAGCAACATATTCACCGCAAAACTTTTTTGGCTACTTTCGAAATATTCCAAGAACTTTAGTTCTTTCATTGGATTTGCCTAATTGATTATTTATTTTCAAAATAGGTGTTAATTAACAAAATAAATCAAATATTTTATGGTAATATTCATCCTCGCTCATACCTGGTTTAAACCAGTTTTTTCTTTCCTCATCTTTTATTTTTTGTCTTTCTTTTTCAATAACTCTAAAACATTTAACGCACCAAACTTTTCCATTGTCCCACTTTTCTACTCCAGTTATGTCTGTGGTACAGGTCGCACATTTATTGCGTATTTTTTTTAATCTTTTCGGTTGTTTGATTGATATAGGTGTTCCACTTTGCACTTCTTCGATGTGTGTTTCCATAGATTTTTTACTAAAACTTTTTTATTGCACCTTCTACAAAAAATATTTGTTTTTTCCATAATGTTTTATTTAATAATAATTTTCAAACGCAAAAAGGGAACGTGAAAACGTTGGACGTAGCCAATCACAGCTACAGCGAGAAATTAATGCTCGCACGTTTACACATCCCCTTGTTGTTTTCGAAAGTGATTGAAAGTTGTCCATAAAAAACGATACTTAATTAGTCTGTAAATATATTATACTTTTTATCCAATAGTGTTGTCAAATATCCAACTTATGCACAGGTGGATAACTTTTGTTTTGACAAAGTTTTTTACAAGATTTATAATATAATTAATGAAAAAGAAAACAGAAAAAGTTTCCGAAAAAGATTTGCAGAAAACTATTTTGCAAAATTTAAAATGGTATAAAGATATTTATACAATAAGAAATAATTCCTTTTTTGGTTCATTTTCTAGACCGAATGGTAGTAAGGGTTTTATACAAAACAATAAAAAAGGTGCCCCAGATATAATTTTATGCAAGAATGGTTTATGGCTTGGGCTAGAAATAAAATCTACTGATGGTGTTCAAAGTCCCGACCAGAAAAAAGCAGAAATTGAAATTAGGCGAGCGGGCGGAATGTATTTTATTATAAAAACAATAGATGAATTTAATAAAGTCATAGAATGTTTTTAGGGGGGGCTTGACAAGGTAAAAATAAGTGTAATAATAAAAGCAAAGATAAAAACTATGGATGGTACGCCTCGTGAAGTTTTAGAAAAATTATTAACTAAATACAAAAAGATGTCAGGAGATTTTGTAGAAACCATTTTACCAGACGAAGAAGATGACATTGATTTAATAACTGAGGAAGAAGAATCTGAAGAAGACGCTGCAGAATAATTTTGCAGTTTTTTATTGTTTTTTTTAGCGACTTTTCAAGTCGAACCACTTTGTATCCTTTATGGATTCAAGCGAAGCTGCTTTCAAAAGCGGCTAAAGAAAATAAAAACTATGCAAGAAGACATCCAAGAAAATTTACCAGAGGTCAGTGAGTCTATGACCGAAATAATTGTAGCACCTCCAATAAATGCCGTGTCTAGAAAAACCCTGGGCGGAGTTCGTGATTATGACAAGGACAAATTAAAGATAAAAAGTGTCAACGCATTAAGGGAGCGTGTCAACAAATATTTTAAGGAGTGCGATGCTGGGGACAAGAAAGGGGAACCAATTCCTTACACAAATTCTGGCTTAGCCCTATCTTTAGGAATAAGCCGAGCCACATTGATTAACTACAAAAATTCTAATAAGTTTGGTGATGTAATCCAGACAGCCAGAACCAGGATTGAAAATTCAATGGAGAAAAGATTGTTTGGAAAGAACCAGTGCGTGGGTGCTATCTTTGCTTTAAAGAATAGTTTCCCAGGATGGGTTGATAAAAACGAAACTAAAATTAATGGTCCGCTAGGAGACATTTTAGATACTATACAAAATGGAAAAACAAAGAGTTTTATCAAGCGAAGAGACTAGTGCAATAGACCTTGCTACAATTAAGGAGCATCTGGCTGATAGGAAGTGGAGGATAAATAATCTGTATTGGATTAAGGACGACCAGGGCAATCACGTAAAGTTTGTGATGAATGAAATCCAGGAATATTTGTTTGATAACTTGTGGTACTTTAATATAATTTTAAAAGCAAGGCAGCACGGGGTAACTACTTTTTTTTGTATTTTAGACCTGGACGACACCATATTTGGGATGAAAGATTCTGCTACCATCGCCCATACAATAAATGATGCAGGAAAAATATTTGATTCAAAAATTAGATACGCTTGGAATAATTTACCAGAATGGTTGAAGAACGAATTTAAGCTAGACCAAGATAATGCCAGGACTTTAAAATTTAAAAGAGGAGATAACGAAGCATCTATTTATATTGGAACATCTTTGCGTTCGGGAACTTTGCAGAATTTACACCTGACTGAGTTGGCTACGATTGACCAGCGTGAGCCAGACAAGGCACAGGAGATTAAAACTGGAGCATTAAATACGGTTCATCAGGGGCAGATGATAACGATAGAGTCGACAAGTAAGGGAAGTTTTGGTGTGTTCTACGATATTTGTAAGCAAGCAATGGATTTTCAAAAAGAAGGAAAGGAATTATCGCCAATGGATTGGAAGTTTTTCTTCTTTCCGTGGTATGTGAAAAAGGAATATAGCATAGATACGCCCACAATTTTAACAAAAGAAACAAAAGAATATTTTAGAAAATTAGAAGCCGAAGTAGATTACAAGTTTACGCCAGGGCAAATGGCGTGGTACCAGAAGAAGAAAGAGTTGATGAAAGATGCTATGGGCTCGGAATTTCCGAGCACACCTGAGGAAAGTTTTGCGGCGAATATTGAAGGTTCTTATTATGGCAAGCAGATGGATTGGTTGCGAGAGCACGGACATATCTTAAGAATTCCGTATGACCCAAAAATAAGAGTGGATACTTGGTGGGATATAGGCGTGGGTGATGCTACATCAATAGTTTTTACGCAATCAACGGGGTTTGAAATTAGGGTTATAGATTATTATGAAAGTTCAGGAGAGGGCATTTCGCACTACGCAAAACTCCTAAAGGAAAAAGGATATTTGTATAACTCGCACAATGCCCCACACGATATAGAGGTACAAGAATTTGGGAGTGGAAACACTAGAAGGGCTACGGCTGAAAAGATGGGAATTAGTTTTAATGTGGTGGAGAAGTTGGGGGTGGAGGATGGGATTGAGGCGGTACGTAATGTTTTGCCAAAATGTTTTTTTGACGAATCTAATTGTAATAGATTAATAAAGGCACTCGGAGAATATAGAAAAGAATTCGACGAAAAATTAGGAACATTCAAGCAAAGACCCTTGCATAATTGGGCTAGTAATCCATCAGATGCTATGAGAATGATGGCAGTGGGAATTGGGTCAATTCAAGGTAGACCAAGCGGACTTGATGATGTTGAGTGGGAAGCCCTGAAACGCCAAAACGAAGGTTCGTTTGACCCCCACGAAATTTTTCCTAGTTAGTGGTATAATAAAATAAATAGTTGAATACGAAGAATATAATTAACCTTACGCTTCGTATTTCCTACCTTACTCGTAAGGTTGGGTAGGGAATACGGGGAGAAATAATATGTCAAGAAAAGGATATAAACAAACCGAAGAACATAAGAGAAAAATAGGAAAAGCAAATTCTATTATATATATAAAAAATCCAGAATTAAGGGAAGTTGCTAGAAAAAGAAATAGTGGAGACAATAATCCTATGTATGGTAAAAAACATACTCAAGAATGGAAAGATAATCATAGATTTTTTATGTTAGAAAATAGTCCGATGCGAGGGAAACATCACACAGAAGAGGCAAGAATGAAAATGGGTAAAAAAGTTAAAGAAGCTCATAAGGTAAAACAATTCGGATTTAAAAAAGGGCATCAGCCAACAAATGGATTTAAAAAAGGCGACAATCTTGGTAATCATTTTTCTAAGGGGATGATAAAGGGGTCTTATAATCATACAGAAGAATGGAAACAAATGATGAGGGAAAAAATGTTAGGAAGAATTATTAGTCCAGAAGTAAGAAAAAAAGCAAGAGAGTGGAATATCGCACATCCTAACAGAAAATTTAAAGATACTGGTATTGAATTGAAAATAGAACAAGAACTTGTCAATCGGGGGATAAACTTTAAAAAACAAGTACCATTATGCAAAATATCAAGAGTTGATTTTCACTTATCAGAACAAAAAATAGTTGTATATGCAGACGGTTGCTATTATCACGGATGTCCCACGCACCATCCAGAATGGGTTAAGAGCAAAGAGCGAGACGCAAACCAAAATAAAATCTTAACAGAAAATGGGTATAAGGTATATCGTTTCTGGGAATGTGAAATTAATAAAAATATTGAGGAGTGTATTAACAAAATAAAATTATGAATAAACAAGAAGAAATAAAAGCACCGTCCGTTTTATCTACAGACAAGAAGGTAGATATTATGGATAAACCTAATTATACGCCAGAGCAAATGACGTATTTGAAAAATTTACTTGTTAAGATTAAGTTCGCAAAAGATGAGCGTGATAGACCCCGTGAGGAATGGGATGGTATGAATTTTTTGCAAATGTGGCAAATTAACGAGCGGATTGCAAATACATATCAGGAGCCAAAACGCAATCGCACAGATATAAAATTCCAAACAGGGATGCTAAGGACAAAACTTTTTGCATTGGTTTCATCAATAATTTCTTTGAACCTTTCTCCAGATGTAATTGCTTACGACCAAAATAATGTAAAGATTTCGGCACTTGGAAATGCCATCGAGGATATAATGGAAAAAACGGGAGAAATCGAAAATGACGAAGAAAAGCAATTAATGAGAATCTATGAATTATTTAAACAGGGCACAGTCTTTGTGGAAGAGGTTTGGAAAAAGGAAACTTTGCTGGAGAAAACAATTACCGAAGAATATGATGGAAAGTTTAACACCCGAAACTGGAAGCATTCGGTAGAAGAAACCGAGGGTCAGCCAGTGCGAAACTTAATTTCTGGAAAGGATGTATTCTTGGGTAATATGCGAGAATACTTAATGCAGAATCAACCCTATATTTATACAGTTCAAACAAAAACTTATGAAGAGTGTAAATCTATTTATGGCGAGTGGGAGATGTGGAAATATGTTGGTAGAACAAAAACACAGATATTAGGTTCTGTCAATGAAACATACTTAGATGGTAATTGGAGTTTACAAGATAATCCCGAGGGCGAAGTCGAGATTATTAAATATCAGGATGTAAGACATAATGAGTTTCAAATATTGATTAATGGCGTACCGATGCTCCCACTCGGTTACCCTTTGCCTTGGGGACGCAGGTTTAACATAGAACAGCAAAACCTAGAACCAATCAGGGCAGACTTTGCTTATGGAAAATCATTCATATTCAAAAACAAAAACACGGTTGCCTTGTTAGATGAAATGTTGAGGATGGCTTCGCTAAAAACTTATAGTTCATTTAAACCACCATACCTGAACACCAGTGGTGTGCTTATCCCACAAGATGTCTTGGCTCCAGGAAAGATTACAATGGGCGTGCCAGCAGGTTCGTTGAAACCAGTATCTGAATTAGCAGTTCAAGGTGTGACCAACGGAGAATTTTCTATGATACAGGAAATTAAGAACTTTGTTGACCAGAACACAGTATCACAAACTTTTTCAGGAATGCGAGAGCAAGGCACACAAACTGCTACACAGGTTATTGAATTGCAAAGACAGGCAAGGATTATGTTGGGCGTGAGTATACTGGCAGTTTCCTTAATGGAAAAGAAAATTGCTGGATTAAGATTGTTCAATATTCTACAAAATTGGTTTAATCCCCTCGACACTGTTGTAGATGACGCAAGGAACGAAATCAAAAACAGATACAGGATTATTTCCAGAGAACGAAGTATCCAAAACGAGGGGGCGGGGATAAGATATATTGTCCCAACTGATGAGAAAGTTTCAGTGGATGACTTAATGGCAGAAGAGGCAAGAATGAAAATGGAAACTGGAAAACCAACAAGGATTATCGTGATAAATCCAGAAGAATTAAAACAAGCAAAATACTTGTGGACGATTGTGATTAATCCAAGAGAAAAGAAATCATCTGAATTGAACAAGTTGATGTTTAGGCAGAAGATTGCTGACGCGATGGCTTTGCAGTTGCCACTAAACCAAGAGTATTTGAAGGAACAATTTGCTTCTGTATGGGGCGATGACCCAAGTAAATTGTTTCAGGCACAACAGCCGATGCAACAAGTTAATCCTGGAGAATCGGGAAGTATGGCAGGAATCCCAGGAACGCCAGGGGGGACAAATATAAAAGCACCTGCAGTGGACGTTTCAAAAACAATGAACGATTTAAATTCAGCAAATTTGCAATAATATTAAATAAATAAAAAAAATATGGCAGAAGGTTTTTGTATGAGGTGTAAAGCAAAAGTAGAAATAAAAGATGGCAAAGAAATAGAAGTAAATGGTAGAGGAGGTAAAAAAAGACTATTGATGAAAGGCGTGTGTCCTGTTTGTGGAACAGTAGTGTGTAGAATTATGGGTATTAAAAAATAATATGCCAAGGGGATATTATAAATTAACTGGGTTGCCATTTAAGCCAAAAATACTTCTAATGAAGGGTAGTGTCCCGTGGAACAAAGATAAAAAGGGATATAAAATTAAAGATACCTCTAATATGAAGGGTCGCACTCCGTGGAATAAAGATAAAAAGTTTCCATTTAAAGAGAGACCAAATGGAAAGGGTAAAATCCCTTGGAATAAAGATAAACACTATAAATTTAAGGACACTTCTAATATGAAGGGACATAGCGGGGCGGGTCCGCACAAATCTACGCAAGGTTTTCAAAAAGGACATACTCCTTTTAACAAAGGTAAAAAAGGTTTTAACTCACAAGAAAAACATTATAATTGGAAGGATGGAAAGACCCCTAACAATCAAATAATTAGACACAGTATAGAATATAAGTTGTGGGGTGGTGCAGTATACGCAAGAGACAATTATACAGACCAAAAAACAGGAATCAGAAGTGGCAATTTGGTAGCACATCATATCCAAAACTTTTCTTCGTATCCCGAATTAAGATTTGCAATAAATAACGGAATTACTTTATCGAAAGAGTCTCATAGGGAGTTTCACAAAAGATACGGAATTAAAAATAATACATTAGAGCAAATAGAAGAATTTATTGGTAGAAAAATAATTTAATATTTATGCAAAAAAAAGAAGATATATTGAAGGGGGCTGCTGATGCTAATAAAGTGTTTTTAGAAACAGTTTCTTTGGAAAGATTATTAGCGATAGGGAAAGAAACAATGTCTGATGATGAGGCAATGGTTAAAGCATCAGATTACGATATTTTTTATGAAAAGTATTTTTCTAAAGATTTAGATATTTTTCTTTTAGAGGAATTGAAATATGCAGGCGAAATTGCACAAAACGTAGAGATGTTGATGTTTTGTAGGGGTCACATTGATATGATTAATAAGCTGAAAAACTTTTTTATTCAGCAAAAATCTTTGTCCCTGTCACGTTTCGATAGGGAAGAAAAACAGGATGGATTATTATAAAAATAAATTAATGGTCGACTATATCCCGTTTCAAGAAATGCGGGTCATCATTTCTCAGTTAAAAATAGTCAAATAATATTAAAATAAAAAAAACAATGAGTGAAACTTATTTTGATGAAAAAGGAAATGCGATTGAGGGTCTTCTAACAGAGGAGGAAGTCCAATTAAAGGTAGAGCAAGAAGCCACAAGGCTTGTGGAAGAAGCCAACGCCACAAGGCAAGCAGAGATAGACGAAGCTAATATAAAACTCGAAGAGGCAGAAAGAGCCAAAACTGAGTTAGAAGAGAAAATGGCTAAGTTAGATGATAAGAGTTTGAACTTTGGTAATCTTAGAAAAAAGGCAGAAGAGAAGGACGCAGTAATTGATGGACTAAAAGGCAATATTGTAAAGTTAGAAGAAACTATGAACCAAAAGTTTAGTCAATTATCAGCCGAGAATAATAAGCAAAAAGTAATTAGTTTAATTAATCGTGTTGCTGGAAGCAATGTGGAATTAGCCAAGAAAATTGAGTTTAATTATAATAGACTTAATGCTAATCCAAAAGATGAAAAGGAATTAAATCAGTTGGTAAATGATGCCGTATTGCTTTCAACGGGTGGGGGCAAACCAAACTTGTTTTCAACCGATGTAATGTCTTCGTCTGGTGGGACAGAGTTTAAGCAAGATGATGGAAGCAAGTTGTCTGATACTGGAAAAGCAGCGGCAAAGGAGTTCGGAATTTCTGAAGCCACACTTCGTAAGCACAAAATTTTATAATTAATTAAACTAAAATAAAATGGAAACAGAAACAAAAATCGAAGAAGAAAAAGTAGAGACACCAAACGTATCCCAACCATCATTAACAACCACTGAACAACCACAGCAATCAACACCAGTAGAACCAAAATCAGAATCTGCTTTGCTAAAAGCATTGATGGATAAGGTTGATGAGTTAGCCAAGCAAAATAGTATGTTGTTGGAGGTTGCAGATAAGAAATCACTTTCAACATATTACTCCAGAAACCAAGCCAAACTTCCAAAGAATGTTAGATTAAATCTTATAGGCGGCAAAGTTGTGATTGGATGGAAAATGACAATGAATGAAGTTTATAAAGAAAACATTGGAGGTAATTATATCTGGAGAGAAAAGCAAAATGTTAAATTAACATTTGCAGATGGTTCAGAATCCGATATGGCTTATTCTGATTATGTAAAAGGTTATCAGCAAGTTGAGGCAAATATCGTTTCCAGAACAGAGGATGAAGTAACTGGGGAAATGTTGTTGAATGTTATTAGAACCGACAACGGAGAAAAAGTTGCAGTAGGGGTGAAATTTATTAACTGATATGTTTAATAAAATTAAAATAGTTATAGGCAGAAAACAACGCCTTATAACAGAGTGCGAATATAAGGGGTTAAGGCAGGTTACAAAAGAGTTTCAAGATTTTATAAAAGAAATATTATTAATTAAAAATAAAAAAAATGAGCCCAAGACCAAAAGGAGCAAAGAACGTAAAATCAGTAGCAAAAAAAACAGGACTAATAGTAGTAGAAGAAACACCAATAGTGAAAGACCCGCCAGTAAAAATTGATAAAGTTGCCGAGACCACAGCTGGTGCAGGATTTCTTTCAGATAAAAAAGTTGTTATGTTTGAGGGTGCAGAAGTGATTGCAATCTTGGAACAAAACGAAAAAGAAAAACTTTGCAGGATGTCTGATGGAACTACAAAATGGGTTCCAACAAATAATTTTCAAGATGAAAAAGATGAAAACTAAACCAACTATGGACATCAAACAATTTGTAAATAAGTACCTCGAGCAAGACAAAATAACGGATGCAGTTTTACTTGAAGAAAAAACCACTAAAGGTAAGGAAGTTATCAAGCTAATTTTTGAAGGAGGTAAAGAAAAAATAATCACGCAAGAAGTTGCTGTAATCCAAGTATCTGACGAACCCAAAGATGCAACGTCATTAAGGGAAGAATTAATGAAAGTAATGGTTGCAGAAATGTTGGCGATATTATTGGAACGAAGAATCAAAATAAATGACATTGATTATTTATTTCTTAAATTGAATGAGTCAATAAACCTTACTTTGAAAATGGCTAACGATAAACTTTGGGGAAAAACATCTGATGAAAAAACATTAGATGATGTGGAGAAAATACTAATTGACAAAAAATAAAACTATGCTAAAAAGATTTGAAGTAATAAATTTGATTCGTAATTTTGGTGAAGTAAAAGATTTGCAAGGTTTAAAATTTGCTTATGCAGTTGCAAGAAACATCAATATCTTAAAACCAGAATTTGAAAGATACGAAAAAGATAGAATTGCCTTGGCAGAAACTTGTGCAAAAAAAGACAAAGACGGCAAGCCAGAAACAAAAGATAATACTTATGTTTTTGAAGATTTAAAATTGTTTCAGGAAGAATTACAGAAACTAAATGACGAGGCTATTGACATAGATTTATATATGGTGGATTATAAAGATGTACCGACGAATATTTCTGCGGGGCAACTTTCTTCCATATTTCAAATTGTGAAAGATGCCGATGAGCAACCAAAGCCAGAAGAACCGAAAGTGAAGAAAACAAAGTAATCAAAAGTGGCGTGTGGATTTAACCTAGGTTCGATTCCTAGGCGTCACCAAATCGGGAGAAAAGAACTCCTTGTTATAAAAAATTACTACACTCGTGGGAAACACGTAAAACATTGTAGAGAGGAATTATTATTAATTTAATAAAATACTACAATGTCATTTATTAAAAAAAGAGGGCGTACAAAGTTTATGTGGCTCCCAGTTACTACTTCAACAGTGTTGTCGAAAGACTCATTGGTTGCTTTTAGTTCTGGTTATTTAATTGCAGCTACATCAACTTCAGCACCTTCTACAATAGTTGGGGTAATTAGACACGCCATTACAGCAGCAGATGCAGATTATGCAGTTGCTAGATTAGTGGAAGTGGAAGTCCCAGTAGAAAACTATGTAGAATGGGAAGCGACAGTAACAGCTACACTAGTAGTAGCAGACGTAGGATTATACTGCGATTTAACAGACGCAGTGACTGTCAACCGAGCAGCCTCAACATACGACATTGTTCAAGTTGTTGGATTTATTTCCACAACAAAAGCAAGAGTTGTATTAAACACGGGAGTTGCAGGTTGCGGAGTAATTGGAGCATAAGTATTATTAACATTTAACATCTTTGTAGCAAACATAGCGAAGTGGACCTTACAAGCTACTACAAAGTTAAATCGATGGAATTGACAACAATTTCGCTTGGTGACCTAGTCAAATTGGCGAGCGTCATCTGGCAGGAATCTTATCAATCCGTAGAGCAATCTATGATTGGCTCTGGGTTGGTAAAAGTAACTAACATTCCAGCAAACAGTGGAAACACAAGGGAATTTAGTGAAATTGATTCAAATGAGTATTTAGCAAGAAAAGGAGAAGGAGACCAAGCAGGCAGAGGCAAGGTGCAACAGGGTTACTCAAAAGTAATAACAATGGCTCGTTTTGGAGAGAATATTGGTATCACCTACGAAATGAGGACACAAAACAAGTATCCTGAAATCGTAGCAAGACTAAAGAACGCTGGCAGAAAAGGTGCTAATAGGATGGATTTAGATTTAACCCATCGCTTAACTTTTGGCACGGCAACTTCATATACTGATGTTGATGGAGTCACAGTAAGTTTAGTAACTGGTGAGAGCACAAGCCAACAGTTATTTGATACAGACCACCCATTGTCTGGCTCAAGCACAACCTACAGAAACAGATTGGCAAACAACCCAGCAGTTTCTAAGGGTGCAATCGAAGGAATGGAAAGATTGATTACTGAGAACACATTCAATAACTTGGGCGAGAAAGTTACAGCACCTTTTGATATAATCTTTACAAGTGATGACCCAAATGCGGTTAACACAGTAAGAGAATATCTTAAGAGCACATCTGCACCAGACGCAGCTCACGCAGGAGTGATTAACGTCTATGCAGGTAAATACCGACACGTTATATTGCCAAGATTGGCAACCACAGCGGCAGGAGCTCCAGATTCTACAAAGAGAGGATACTGGGGAATTGCTTCATCTCTGATGAGTTCATTTCATTTGGGAGTCTGGGAACAACCACACTTGGTGGCAGGTGGAGTTGGTTCTAATGCTGAAGATATCCAGACTGATGATTTGGAACTAAGAAGCCGTGCTTCTTATGGGATGGGGATTGTCAGTTCGGCTTGGATAAAATTTTCAGATGGTCTGGGGACAGCCTAACATAGTTGACAATAGGAATGTTCTTTGATAAGATGTAAGTATAATAATTAAATAAAAATATTATGCTTACACAAAAATGTATTGTTTGCAGTAAAGAACTTATAAGGTCAAAAAACCAAAATAGTTTTTGCTCAAGAAAATGCTTTTATAAATTTCAAGATAAAAGAATTGAAAAAAAATGTTTATCTTGCGATAAGATTGGAAAATGGAAAAAAAGATTTTGTTCTCAAGTTTGTTACTGGAAATGGTCAAAAGGAAAACCAAATAATAGCAATACCAAATTTAAGAAAGGCTCCTCTCCTTGGAATAAAGATAAAAAAATGGATAAGGAATGGTATGACAAAATGAGAAAGGCGGGATTCTTTAATACCAAATTTGGTGAATATGCAAGAAATTGGAAAGGAGATAATGCTGGATACTACGCAATTCATATTCATTTAGTAACTGAATTTGGAAATCCCCAAGAGTGTGAACACTGTGGGACTAAGGGAGAATATCTACTTTTAAAAAATGGAAAAAAGCGTTGGTCAATTCAGTGGGCAAATATAGACCATAAATATTCAAGAAAAAGAGAAGATTATATCGGACTATGTCGATGGTGTCACGAAGAATTCGATAAAGATAAAGTCTTGTAATTTCTTTACTGTAAACAATACTCTTATTAAAAACCATTAAAAGAATGGAGAGTTTTTGTCAAGTAGCTTAGTAAATAGTAACTAATATGTGCGATGAGACGTAATGGGCGATTTATCGCTCAACGGGTGGATGGTGGACTCAACGCACATCAAAAACAATGAACCAAAATGTATCATACGGGAGGGCTATGTTAGATGCCATTCACGCTGCAGTTGGTGGAACATTCGGTAATGTATTTATCGTAATGAACTCCGCCGATTCAGATGAGGGCAATTACCAGCACCTTCAGGACATATTTAAGAACGATTCTGATGGTAGAGTAAGATTTACCACAGATTTAGCCGAGGCTTATGCCTTGACAGAAAGTAATAACAATGATGTTATTATTCTTGATGGAAATTCTACTCACGAATTAATCGCACAGTTGACAGTTTCAAATAATAGGGTTCACTTTATCGGACTTGATTATTTGTTAGGGATACACAGACCATACGGACAGAGCACCAAGATTAATTATGCAGATGGTATTGCAACAGCACTTCCATTCGCAGTAAAAAATATTGGAGTTAGAAATAGTTTTAGAGGTATTAAATTTATAAACAACAATACTGATGCACAGGTTGTTGGGACAGTAGGTGAAGGCGGAGAATATGCCTACTATGAGGATTGTGAATTTTATAACGCTACACAACTAGATTCTGACACAGTAGCAGAGTTAGTTCTTGGTGGAGATTCGCCAGTTTTCAAAAACTGTACATTTGGCTCATTAGCCGATGCAGTTTCTGGTGATAAAATAAGACCAGCAGTATTGGTTGATGGTTCCGTTGTAACAAGCGGAGCTGGAGTAACAAGAGATGCTTATTTTGATAATTGTAAATTCTGGAAAAAAGCAGGAGGAACAGCAACTGTTATGATTAAAGTTGCTGCAGACGCAGATTTAGAAAGAGTTATGGAAATCCACGATTGTCAATTTGTTGCTAGTATGCTTGGCTCAACACCAGCAGTAGCTATTGCTTTAGGGGCATCATTAACAAATGCCACAATAAATCTTACAGGAGATACTTGTGGATTCGATGTAACTAAATTAGCTACAGGAACAGGGGTGATTAGTTGCTTGAACGCAAAAGTCGCCACAGCAACTATTGGGCTGCAATGTACCTAAGTAATAAGTAAATTGGTTCGGCAGACGTAAGTGGGGGAGGGGTTAGTTCTCTCCCCCAGCCAATCAAAAAATAATTAAACTAACTAATTATGGATAAAAGAAAACTTCCTCAAACAGAGGAACATAAATTAAAAATAAAATTAGCTCAATTGGGAATCAAAAGACCTCAAACATCTGGAATCAAAAATGGATTTTGGAAAGGTGATACAGCAAAATATTCGGCACTACATATGTGGGTGAAGCATTGGAAGGGTAAGCCTTCATATTGTGAAATGTGCGGTAGGACAGATTTGAGACCACAACAATATCAATGGGCTAATATAGACCACACTTATAAAAGAATTTTAGATGATTATATAAGGTTGTGTGCATCTTGCCATCAAAAATATGATGTTGAGAATAACCAATATCAAAATCGTGGTGGTAAAAGAAAAAAATAATTCAACCTTCTCTTCGTCCTTCTCTGTGGCTTAACAGTAGAAGGGCAAACCTAGGTTTATTAATTTAATAAATAATACGATGAAAAAAACTACAGTCATAACAGCCCTAGATGCAGTTGCAGCCACAACAACTTCAAATAAGTTTTATGTAGGCAATGCAAAAAGGATAGGGTTTTTATTTAGAAGGGGTTCGCATAGTTCTGGAAACCACGTATTTACAGTAAATATTGGTGGAGAATCAGAAGACACAGTAACCCCAACAATGCTTGCAACAAATATGTTGATTCCAAATGTTGCTGGAGATAATACGAAAACATTAGCACACGTTGCTTCAATAACATTATCAGCGAATGGTGATGCTTATGCTTGGTTAGACCCAGTATGTATTTGCACTTGGGTATCAGTAACTTCCACGGAGACAACCGACGGATTGGCGACCGCTCTCATAATCTTAGAAGTAGAAGAATAATAAAATGCTAAACCCTCACACGTTCAAAAGTTCATTGGCGGTGAAACTTCAGGTCACAGTAGACTATGATTTGTCGAGTGTCACAAGCGTTGTGTATTTGGTTTCAAAACCAGACGGGACAACAGTAACTTGGACAGCAACAGTGGAAACAGCTTTAACTGGCATAACAAGCTACACAACAATAACTGGAGACTTAAGCCAAGTCGGGACTTATGTTTTACAACCGAAAGCTACGTTTGCTTCACAAGAATTATATGGGGAGCCAATTAGTTTCGAAGTTAATGAAATAATTTCTTAGTATTATGAAAAACAAATTTAGAATAATAGGTAGAGTAACCCTAATTTGCAAAGACGCAAATGGAAAAATACTCTGGGAAGTCAGTGGAAAGAACAAAATAACCAATGCTTCTTTAGCAGCTATTTCTGGGCTTATTGGAAACACTGGCTCACAAGTAGCCTTCACATATTTAGCAGTTGGCTCTGGCACAACAGCAGAAGCTGCTACATTAACAGCACTAACAACAGAAATTGTCAACCACGGATTAGAAAGAGCTGCGGCTACGGTTGCAAGAACAACAACTACCCAGACAAACGACACTTTGCAATTAACAAAGACTTGGACAGCTTCTGGTGGTTCTACAGACACAATAGAAGAAATTGGAATATTTAATGACGCTTCTGCTGGGGTGATGTTGGGTAGGAAATTAACGACATCAAAAGTTGTAGCATCTGGTTCACAACTTATAGCCACATATACGGTTCAGGTTACGGGGAATTAGTAGGTATGTTTAATTTATTAAATAATTTTTAAAAATGCCATCAAATGTTAAAATACTTGCAATAGGGGGGGGCGGAGCAGGAGGTTGGAACGGAGGAATAGGAGGTGGAGGCGGAGCAGGTGGCTATCAATATAATGCCACTTATTCTGTTGTTACACAAACATATCCAGTTGTTGTTGGTATTGGCGGTGTAAAAAGTGGAGGCACAGGAGACAATGGGGGAAATGGGGGTGATTCTACCTTTGGGACAATAACTGCAACTGGTGGCGGAGGTGGTGGAGAAGCAGATGCGGCTGGCGTAAATGGCGGTTGTGGTGGCGGTTGTGGTGCACACGTTGCAACTGGTGGCACAGGAAGTCAAGGAGGAAACGGAGGTGCTAATGGTAATGGAGGGTTATCATACGGAGGCGGAGGCGGGGGGGCAGGCGGAAATGGTGCAGACGCCTCTAACAGTGCAAACGCTGGCGGAATAGGAACATCTAATTCAATATCAGGGGCGGCTGTAACTTATGCAGTTGGAGGTAACGGTGGAAGTGGAGGAGCTGGAACTGATGGATTGGGTAACGGGGGAGCTTCTGTAAATAATGATGCATATTCAGGTGGTAAAGGCGTAGTAATAATCTCCTTTAAAACAGACGAAAGTGATGGCGTATTAGCTACATCAAGTGCAACAGGAACTTATGTAAAAACACAATCAGGTGGATATGATATTTATACATTTACTGGAAATGGTAATTTTATATGCTTAACACCAGATGGGATTGCTACTGTTGCAGATTCAATCGCTACATCAGACGCTTTATCAATATATACAGCTTTATCAATAGTAGTATCCGAAACCATAAGTTTTGTAGAAAGTATTCTTATGGTAAAACCATTGATTAAAAAAATAAGAAGTGTAATTGTTGGAACAATAGAATTAATAAGTAAAATAAAATAATGGAGAACGCTTGGTCTATAACAATTAATTCATTTTCTGGTTTTGCCCCCGCTTGGTTTCGCAATTCATATCCGTTCACGGGCAATAAGAATATGGCTTCAGATATGAATAATATAGATTTAATTGACCCCAATGTTTTAACGCAGGGACCAAAGCCAACAGACTTGACTAATGGCACAGAAGCAGGGGCAGTAACCACAACTGTAAGGTCTTTCCTAAAAATGGTAACTGCCGCAGATACATCGTTTGCTATTGGTGGGGCAAGGCTTTACAAGTTTACTTCAACCACAGTACAAGACGATACATCAGACACGCCATTTCCACACTTAATAGACAAAGGCACTGTCACAGCAGAAGACGGAGAAGATGTGTGCTATTACAAAACAAACTTATATTATTTCTATAATCATTCTGGGAGTGCTGGGGATATTGGGAAGTATAATATGAATGTGACGTTCGATGATGACTGGGCGAGTGGAACAGCCACTGGAGACCCTGGTACCTTGGTAGGTGGAGTCCCACATCAAGCAGTAATCGCAGGCGATGTTATGTATTTTACTAATGGCAGATATATTGGTTCTGTCGCAGGAGCGGTGATAGATAGAAGTGCATTAGATTTTTACGAAGACACAGTTTGTAGTTCAATCACTTTTAATGAAAACAAAATTAAGGTTGCAGTTAATAGACCAAACATTGCGGGGGCTAACCTAAACCAGTCTGGGATTTATACTTGGAACAGGGTAGCAACTTCTTGGGAAGGCGACCCAGTGGAAACCAATGGGAAGATTGGTGCACTCTACACAAAGAATGGAGTTGTTTATGTGTGGTGGCAAGATTCTGGTACATTAAACGAGTTTAATTTTGGATACATTAGTGGAACACAATTAAAATCTATTAAGAGGTGCAAAGGTTCTTTACCATTATTCTACCAAGTAAGCGAAGACAAGGGATTTATAGTTTGGATTTCAGATGGATTAGTTTATTATTGGGGCAGTGCAGACCCAGAATTACCAGCAGTATTCTTTCAGAGGACATCTTCAACATACACAACAACTGTGGGAGGAATTGGTAATCCGTTTGGGACGCTTTTGACAGCAAGTCATAATGCTACGACTGGGTATAGCTTAGCCCAAGCCAGTGGTTACACAACTGATGCTACGTATAACTTGAAGGCGTTTGATATGTCAATTCCTGGCTACAAGTCTGTAATGGATAAAATATTTGTTTACACAGAAGAATTAGGGGAGGGGGCTAGGTGCGATTTTACTTTGACTTACGACAAGGGTAAAGAAACGCAAGAGTTGGAACAGATATTGGATTCAGAAGAAAATCTGACTCTGTATAAGGTTTTGAATAAGAGTTATAATATTGAAGATTTTCGGCTTGATTTAAGTTTTGCAAATGGAAGTGAAACAAATGCTTGTAAAATCAGGTCAATTTTAATTTCTGGACATTACTGTCAAGAAAATTGATATAAAAAATAATATATAATACTATGAAAAATCGTCAACAACTCAAACAAGATTTACAAACAATGGTTTCTGGGACTCTTAAGGACGTGGATGCAAATATAATTCTTAATAGAGCCGTAACAGAAGTTATATCAGATTGCGATTTGCGTTCCTGCATAAGAAAATCAGCATTGTCCCCAAATCTATTTGATGAAATTTATCAATATGCCGCTCCAACAGACTTGAAGGGTGACAAGATTATTGATGTAAAGCCACAGACCAATCGTTACAGAAATGATGCTTGGCGTAAAACTACAGCAGAAGAATTTGACAGATACAAACAAGACTTAAGAACAGATGAAATTGGCGACCCGATAAGAACTAATCTAAACAACTGGAATGGTGAAAGTTTGGTTGCCATACAAGACACAGATACGGTTAAGAAAGTTTTACTTTCAAGACCAGTAGATGATTTTTCAATATCACTTGACCCATTAACCACAGTGGGCTCTTGGGTATTATTTGGTGATGGCGAAAACCTAACATCAGATAGTGCCAACTTTATCAAAGGTTCAGCTTCTGTAAACTGGGACATCAGTTCTGCTGGTGGGACAACTGCTGGGATACAAAACTCCGCAATACCATCAACAGATATATCTGCATATCTTTCAGAAGGTTCAATCTTTGTCTGGGCTTATTTATCAAGTAAAACAAACGTCACTAACTTTATTATCAGGGTTGGAAGTTCTTCAAGTGCCTACAATACAATTACTATAACCACAAACAATGAAGGCACAGCATTTGTAGATGGCTGGAACTTATTAAGATTTGATTTAATCAACAAAGTCTTAACAGGAACTCCAACAAACACCGCAATAACCTACGTGGCTTTGTATATGACAAAAGCGGCAGGCAAGGTGTCTGAAACAGATTATAGATTTAATTGGCTGGTAATTAAAAAAGGAGAACACTTTGATTTAGTTTATTATTCAAAGTATGGCTGGAAATCAGTGGCTGGGGCTTACCTTGAAAACTCTACAATAGATACAGATTTTGTCAATTCGGACACAGATGAACAAAGATTGATTCTGTATAAATCAGCCGAGCTTGGCGAAGTCCATTTAAGAAGTTCACAAGCAACGATAAAAGAAAAGAGGGATTTGTATGAAGGTTATGCGACAAGATATAAAGCACAGAACACAAGTTTGTCAAGCCCTATAATTTCCACTTACAGCGAAATAAATTATTTGTAAATGACAGAATTATTTCAAGACGACACAATCTTACCCAGAACAGTAGACGACATTTTAAGCGATGCTGGTGGAGTTGGCAATGGCTCAAGCGATGGTGGAACGGTAGTGGGCGGAAAATATATTGGTAGTGCATTAGTGGGGGCATCTTATGTATCTGCTACGAATGGAGCCAGAGTAGAAATATTCCCAGAGTATGACGCCACTATAGGTTTTGCTTCTTATGATGCAAATAATGTTTCTGTATTCAAAACTATTATAGCAGGGGCAGATATTGGTGATGTAATTATAGGGGACTACGCAGGAGGGCAAGGTGCTAAGTGGGACCAGTCGGCAGGGACTTTCGATGTGCTTGGAAATATAGAAGCAAATTCTATAGCGGCAGGGGTTTCTATATCTTCGCCAGTGATTAGTGGAGGGTCAATTACTGGAACGACTTTATTAATAAGTGGAGCAACATTCGGAGTAAGACTAAATAGCACAATAAATCAAATTGAATTATTATATAATAGTGTGGTTCAGGGGACAGTTTCTGGATGGGCGTATGCACAGGGTAAGGCAATAGCTATGTTTGCAGATACATTTGACCCAGGCGTTAGCGGAACAGGATTTATTATACAAGAAGGGACAACATCAAAAATAACATTTTATGTAGAGGGGGTTGAGGCTTATGCAATACCATAATCTATGAATAAAATACTTTTAATATTTATCATTATCACATTAGCAATTATCATAAATTGCATATTAACTTATAATAATGATTTCAATGGAAGAAACTATATAAACTATAACCTTTTTAACCCAGAAACAGGGGAGAGGATAAAATAGATAAATAACATAAACTTATGCCAAACATAACACCAGAACAATATAAACAAATAGTAGCCACCAATACTGCGTCAGGAAAGTCGACACCGACTATTGATGTTTTGAATGGTATAGGAGTACCCGCTACGCCTACGCCTACAGAGCCCCTAATAAGAAATGAAACCCCATATAATATGTTTAACCCAGAAACTGGTGAGCCTATTGCTACGCCTACTGCAACACCTACACCCACTGCCTACAAAATCCAAAGTGGAGACACCCTCGGAGCCTTAGCCCAAAAGAACAATACAACAATAGCTGAACTAATGGCTGCTAATCCACAAATAACCAACGCAAATATAATTATTGCTGGGCAGAATTTGAATATACCTGGTGCTGGGACAACAACCAAACCTTCTATAATCCCCACCGCCACTAGCCCTGTAACCAGCACCGAAGAAAAAAACGCCCAGATACAGGCACAAAAAGATGCGGAAGCTAAAACAAAAGCTGATGCACTTAAAACACAACAAGAAGAATTAGTCAATAAAACAACCGAAGCCCAGACTGCCACAGCTCAGAGTGTGATTGATAAATTAAAAACAGAAGCAGGACCAGCACCAGACCCATATTCTAGGGAAGAAACCTTAAAAGCCCTGCAAAGCAGTGAGGGCACCACAGCCATACAGACACAGATAAATGCCGTGAATACAGAGTTGAGCAATGCTAAAGCCAATAAGAAAGCTGATATGTATAAAGTGGGTGATGAGTTGGAGTCTATGGAGTTTGTTACCAGCAAGCAGGAAAAGATAGGTAGATTGTGGGATGAAAAGATTGCTGCGTTAGAAAATAATAAGAAAAATCTTACAGACGAATACAATCTTAAAGTTTCGAACATCAATGCTATAATGGAAGCGAAGTCACAGGACTACACCACAGCCAAGGCTGCCTATGACGATAAGTTCTCCCAAGCTATCCAGATGATGCAACTTACTAATACGATGGAAAACACTGCCACAGATAATGCCAGAGCCAACTTGACAGCCACAATGAATATGTTGCAAAATGTTGACCCATCTTTAATCACACCAGAAATGAGAGCAAATTTATCTACTATGGAAGCACAAGCTGGATACACTCCTGGCATATCCCAATTTGTATTAGACAACGCCACAGATGAAATACTTTCCAATGGACAAGTAGAAAATGCTGATGGGACAAAATCTTTGTATGTGATGTACAAGGGAAAAGACGGAGTGCCTTATACTAAGATTGTGGGCACGGTGGGGACTGGAAATGGAGTAAGTGCAACTGGAAGCTATGAAGACATAGCCCAAGAAGCCATAAATGCAGATGCCACACCACAACAGGCATTAAATGAGGCAATAGATATGGCTTACCAAAGAGGGATAACTTTGACTAAAAAGGAACAGGATAAATTGTACGCTAATATCTTGAATATGAAAAAAGTAGTTGTAGAAGCACCTAAAACAACTACTGCGGCAACAACATCTCCGACAAATTCTGCATTAGATAATAGAATTGCAGAACTTAGAAAGGTTCTTGGTGGTTTGGCAACATCGACATATCTTATTTCACAGCTTACAAAGGAGGGATATTCCAGGAACGAAGTTGTGAGCAAGGTTGGGAATATAGTTGACAAAGCACAAAATACAGGTTCTAACTTATTAAATGTATTCTCAAGTCTATTCAAATAAATGACATTTACTCCAGGTTCAATAGTTAAAAAATACACAAGCCAACAAGCAGATAAAACTGCTAGTGGTTTTGTGCCTGGGTCTATTGTGTCTAAGTATAGTGGGCAACAGACTATAATTCCACAAACAGATACATTCTCTGACTGGACTGGCATACAAAACAAAAACACATACTTTAAAGATTCTTGGAACCAGTTGGTAGAAACCATCAAGCACCCTATAAAAACGATAAGCAGTGCTTTTAGTGCAGGGCTACAGACTATACCAGACACTTTGCAACACGCAGGGACGGATATTGGAGAGGTATTTAAGACCGAGGGCGATAACTGGGCTAAGAATACAGCAGATGTGATGAACGCCTTAGGTGCCAGTGCCTCGGTGTTATTCTTGCCTATGACGGCTATATTTGCTTCTGCAGAAAAACTACCAGTGCTTAAGCAAGGTGCAGACGTGGTTAATTCTGTGTTCACTGCCGCAGGAAAACTTGCTGCCTTCCCAGCAGGTAAGTTTGTTGATGTGCTACCTATCGACCAAGAAGATAAAGATGTGCTTAAACCAGCATTTGAAGAAATCGGAACTCTGGCTGGGCAGATTATATTGGGTGGTAAGGTAATGGGAAAGCTGTCGAAAGGATTTAAGAAACTGGGCAAGGAAGAAATAGTTAAACTAAAAACTGAAGCCATCACAGAATCTAAAACAGCCGAGCAGACTGTGTTGAAGAATAAGCCAGAGCTTAAGGAACAAGAAATTATAAAAACAAAAATTGAAGAACCAGATTTCAACAAGATAGTTAATGATGCCGTAGCGTCTAAAACCAAGGAATTAGAGGCTCGTGGAGTGATTGCTAAAGAAAATATTAAAACCACGCCACAAACAGAGAAAAATTATTGGTATAATGGGCAAGAACATAAGTTTGTTGAAGCCATAAATGAAAAACTAGTTAAGTTACCTTACAATTTTGATGGTTTTGCTCATAGATTATTAAATCCGAATGGGACAAAAGGTGGTTGGTCTGTTACAGAATCAAAAACTGGATTGCTTGTTAGCGGCAACGAAAGTCATCCAACGATGAAATCAGCCATTGAACAGACTACAAAGAATTTTGAAAAAGTTGGGGAAAAACAAATTAAACAACTTATTGATGATAGTATAAAACATTCTGGTCTTTCACCAAAATATCAAATAGCCAAAACAGCATTAGAGGTTAAGGCTAAAGCGATAAAAGACTTAGAAGTTGGTAAATCCTATGGTTCAAAAACAAGCGAGAGTGGATTAACTTATCCAGTCAAATACAAAGACGGAGAGTTAACTATCCACGAATTGCCAACTGGGGATATTGGAATATCTAATGTTTATGTAAAGAATAAAGGAACTGGCACTGGAACAGAAATGATGACTAAGGCGATTGATTATATCAAAACCAAATATCCAAATAAAAACATAACATTGTATCCTGAGAATTCAAGGAACAGAGCTTTTTATAAGAAGTTTGATTTTGAAGATACTGCTGAGACAATGACATTAAAATCTAAGCCCAAGCCCACACCCCCCATCCCCGAATCCAAAATAGCCGAAGGAGTAAAGATATTGGAAGAAGACCCAATTTTTGAAAAAGGAAATCACAAAGAGTACACAAGAGTATTTTTGGAAACATTAGCCAAAGACCCAGAGCTGGCTTTAGATATAGCATTGGGGAAAAAGCCAGCTCCTAAGGGTGGCACACAAGCTAGCTTTGCTAAACTTATGGGCAACGCAGAGTTTAACCCAAACCTTACAGTAGAACAGATAATGAGACTTACAGAAAAACCAGTAACAGTATCGTTGGCTGGGCAAGAGCTTGAATCTTCAAAACTTGGTGCAGGTGAGTTGAGTATTGTAGATGCTGTAAAAGAAATAAACAAAATAAAGAAAGAGAATCTGGGAAAGATAAATATGAAAGAGAGGGTTATAAATACTATTAAAAAGTTCCAATGCTAATATGGCAAATCTATGTGTCCCCAAAGAGGTAGTTGACGCAATCGTATCCAAAATAACATCTGGTAAAATATCACCAGAAGTTTTAGCATCAATGACTTCTGACCAGAGATTAAAATACTTTAATAAAATTGTTGGGGCAGAGAGAGGGAAGAAAGCATATGATATATTGCAAAAAGAATTTGATAAAGAATTAAAGAAATTAGCATTATCGGAAACCGAAATTAAAGAAGCCTTCAACTTAAACAAAGCCACCATAGAATTAAGGAAAGAATTTAATGATGCTAATGGTGAATGGAAATCGCCACAAGCCAAAGCAGACTATGGTGCAACCAGAGTTATTTATGAAAATTACCTTGAAAGTTTAAAAACAGAACATCTTACTGTTCGGGAAATGTTGACCAAAAGAATGGGGCAATTCAAAGAAGAATCAAAAACCAATATGCCCCACGCCACAGCCAGTCTTTTGCTTGATGCCGTAAAAACTATATCAGAAAATTCTATTGCTGCAGTGGCTTCATTCGACAACTCTTTTATGGGTAGGCAAGGATTAAAAACTTTGATTGTGAAACCAAAAATATGGTGGGATATGGCTAACAAGTCATTTGGTGATTTCTACGAAACATTAAAGGGAGAGAATGTTAAAGACGCCCTGTGGGCTGATATTTATTCTGACCCATATTTTTTAGATGGAAGTTATAAGAAGTCAAAGATAATAGCTAAGTGGGAAGAACAATATCCAGTTTCGATAATGGAGAGAATACCAGTACTGGGAAGATTTTTTAAAGCGTCAGAACAGGCTTTTATTGGCTCAGCATTAAGAGCAAGAACTTCATTGTACAAAAATTGGGCAGAACAATTTAAGAAGAACGGAGTTGATATAACCAACCAATACCAAATAGAAAGTTTGGGTAAATTAGTAAACTCCCTAACTGCTCGTGGACAATGGGGGAAGAAAGGAGAATCAACCTTGGCAAGATTAATCTTGTGGGCTCCTAAAATGTTGAAGGGAAATATAGATGTATTGACTGGGCACTTGGGACAAGATATTTCTCCTATGGCTAGAAAGCAAGCGGCAACCAATTTATTAAGAATAGTTGGAGTTACTGCTGGAGTAATGATGGTGGCTAATGCAATGAAGCCAGGGAGTGCAGAAACAGACCCAAGAAGTGCCGATTTTGGAAAGATAAGAATAGGTAATACAAGATTTGATATTACTGGTGGGGCGGCTTCGATAGTCACTTTAGCCTCAAGATTAGTTTCTAATTCTACAAAAAGTTCTACAACAGGGGAGGTTAAAAAATATGGAGCTGAATATGGACAAGCAGATAGATTAGATGTGCTTGTGGATTTTTTAACAGGAAAATCAGCACCACCGACTAGGGTTTTAGTTGACATATTAAAAGGACAAACTTTTGAAGGCAAGAAACCAACAGTGGGCAACGAAACATTTAAGATGTGGACACCAATTTCTATACAGAACGCTTTAGATTTGAAAGATGATAATTCTGCACAAGCAGTTCTTGCAGTTATTTTGGACGGCATTGGAATTAACGCTAACACTTATAGTGTAACTAGTGATTGGAGTATCAATGAAAGTAAAGCAACAGACGATTTTAAAACTAAATATGGAGAAAAAATATTTAATGAAGCCAACGATAAATATAATCAAGCCTTCAATGATTGGTTTGTAAAAGTAAAAACAAATTCAGTTTATCAAGGATTAAGTTCTGAACAAAAAGCCAATGTTATTTCTAACAAGAAAACAGAAATTAAAGATGATGTTTTGAGACAATATGGCTATCGTTATCGCCAGCAAAAATCCAAGCCCTTGCCAAAGTTTTAGTAAATATTTATAATAAATATATGGAACCACAACAATTCACAATCCAAGACAACACCGAGCACCTCGCATATAATCCATTGACTTATGTTCCTAAAAAGAAACAAGAAGTTGTGGAACCTGAAATACAACTTGACCCAGAAGTGGAAAAGATAAGGCAGACAATAAAGTATATGGAAAGCCGAGGAGAGAAAGACCCATATAACGCTTTTAATTATGCTAGTGAAAAAAACTATGGTTCGGCTATTGGTGCGTATCAAATTAAGGAGGCTACACTAAAAGATAACTCAATGAAGTTCCTTGGTAAAAAAGTAACCCCAGATGAATTTAAAAAAAGCCCAGAGCTACAAGACCAATTTGTCAGAGCCGAGATAAAGTATTTACAAAAAGCTGGATATAAGACGAACAGCTTATTTGCCGCACATCACGGAGGGTGGAGTGACCAAACGAGAAACGCTACAATTAAAAGGAATACACAGTACGAGGTGTATATGGATGAGGCGATGAAATATTATGATAGTTTGACACAGAAAGAAAAAGCACAAGTACAAAAAGAATTAGCAACTAAAAAAACAGAAACCAAAACTCCAGCAAAAACAGAATCAAAAAGTATACTACAAAATATAATAGCCAGTTTAATCAAATCAGTTTCTAAAAAATAATGGAACTTAAAGAGATTAAAAAAATAAAGAAAACGATTGAACAGGAGTTTGCCAAAGCTATCCAACAATTAGAATTGGAAGGATTTATTGTTGACCCAGAAGCCGTGAAAGAAGCTAAGGCGACTATTATAAAACAACTGGAAATTGACCCAACATATTTTGACAATATCGATTTAATGTTGGAATTAAAAAAAGGACTTCGGGAAGTTAATTGGAACGAAGTTAAGGACAAGCCAGAACCATTTTCACAAAAAGATATTAAAGACTTACCATTTTCACAATTAGCCCACACAGACCAAGACCATAAAAATATACTAAAAAATATAGAAGCAATAGGTCTTGACATTTTAGATATAAATGCTGATATATCAACACAAAGAAAAAACATAGAAGATGTTTTAAATAAAGAGCCAGAGCCACTGCTATCGCACGATGAATTGCTTGGCGTGAGCCCAGACCAGCATCACAAAGAATATCACGATTTAGAAAGCCATACAGAATCTAAACTTAAAAAAGAATTGTTAAGATTAGTGGGTGGAGGCTATGTTGATGACTTACACAAGCATTATTACGATAATAGTAGCGAAACAAGGGTTGTAGATATTGCTGGAATTACAAAGAACGATGCTGACTTGTTATATCTTGGGATTACAAGTGCAGTTCCACTGACTTTACCAACTATTATAGGAAGTGCTGGATTAGCCATAAAAGTAAACGGGACTGAAACTGGATTTGAATATTACACTCCAACCGACACCGACCAACTCGTCAAACTCAACGCCTCTGACCCCACAGCAGGATTTTTAGATGATAAGATTACAGGGTATGGGTTTTTAACAGCAGTCAAACTTAATGAGATAGACAACCCCGATGGCAATACCACACTTTCAATGGGCGGACACACTTTAACTTGGAACTTTACTAATCCAGTGGGAGGAATGTTATTTAATATGACTGGCGGTTGGTCAGGGCACGTTTTAGAGGTAATGGATACATCAGCTGTGCCAGACGGAGCGTTAACAGACCATTTGCTTCATTTAGAAACTTCGAGATTAAATGTTTTACCAGCTCATTTTATAAATAATGCGGTAGGAGGCAGAGGTTTATTAGTAGAAGGGTTAACGGAATTAACAGGCAATACTAATATTACAGGTGCTCTCTCTGCAGGAGCAATCACAGGGACGTCGTTTATTATAGGAGCAAACACTCTTGATACAAATGAATGGGCTTTTCTTGACGGACAAGACCAAGCAGTAAAGACAACATCAAGCCCGACATTTGCTAATATGTATACCACAGGGAACATTGGTCAAGTTGGTAGCAGAGTAACTAATATTTTCACTACTGGATTAAATATAAGCGGTAATGTTGCAATGTCAGGATACATAGTAGGGAATGTGTTGCCATTAACTTCAGCAACTTATAGTTTAGGAGACAGTACTCATAAATGGAATGTAGCATATATAAATAATATTTATACATTATTAAGTCAAGGACAAATACCCTATACGATTAATGCAAGTGGATTGTTAGCAGGTAGTGCCAAACTGACATTTAACACAACTACTGGACTTGATTTATCTGATTTAGCTATTACAACCTCGGGATTGGGGACATTTGGCTCTCTAAAAGCCACGGGGCTGACCAGTGGCAGAATACCTTATGTGACGACTGGAGGACTGCTAAC